GGATACACCTTCTGGAGTGCGGGGATGTCATAAGCAATGATGTTATGACCAATGACCTCTTCAGCGTTCATCAGTGTAAACATTGCAGCCTTGATCTCGTCGGGGCCGTAGGTTTGCACCTCGTCGGTCTCAACGTGTCTAAGCACAATGCAGTGAATCTTGCTGACAGTATCTAGTAGTCCGTCACTCTCCAGGTCCCAGACCCAGCGGGTCACTTGGGATCTCCAAACTCGTACTCAGTGAGTTCGTCTTTCTCGTATTTAATGTGGTCTTCAATGAAGTCATAGACTAACTGAAGGTCCATCTTTGCAGCTGCACAATATAGGACTAGCTTTAGCCCTTCCTCTGCCAGTAGTCGGCGACAGTGTGCATCCATGTGGAACTGGTAGGTTGCACTACCATCCTCATGTTCTTCGAGTGTTTCTACACCAATGATACCAGCTTCAGTCATCTGTGATCTCCAGACCCACTGAGCGTGTTACGCTTGGCACGTAGCCTCAGCTTCTCCAGGTTCATGTGTGCAACCTCGTTCAGACTGACACCAAGGTCACGTGATAGGGCAGCAATTTGCCATAGGCAGTCACCTAACTCGAAGATGATGTCTGCACGTTGTGCGTCTGTCAGCTTCTCTGTGCCGTCGAACTTCAGACCCTTGTCACGGATCAGCTTCGAGATCTTACCAGCGACCTCTCCAGCTTCCTCATTAAGTGCCAGCGCTGGGTAGATTACCTTCCACTTATATATGGCATACTGTGCCATGTCGGCCTGGTAGTCGTTCATAGTTAACGGTTGTAAATAGCGTTCAGAAACCATGGGTGCTCTCCTCTGGTCTTAGTTTTGGTCTGATTGATTTGCTTAGTTTGATGCGCTGACAGTAGACCGCCGCGTCTTGATAGGTCTCGTAAAGAGGCTCATGGATCTCCATAGCCTGTTCACATTGCTTGTAGGTGGGGAATAGAACCCGTGCTGACATGGGTCCGTATTGAGCACTGGTGTACTCAATTAGTAAGACTGTAAACCACTGCATGACTAGAACGGCACGTCGTCTAGGTCACTAAACTCGTTGGTCTCAGTCAGACGTCCTGTCTCCAGGTCGTACTTTAAGATGCCAGCTGGCCCGACCTCGCCCGTGTGTCTATTCTTTAAGACCACGATGTTGCGCTTGCCTGAGGTTGGATCTTCAGCATCGACGTTTAGGCCGATACAGGTGTCTGCCAGCTGCGCTATCGCGTGTGACCCACGCAGCTGACTGAGGCTGACCTGGGCACCCCCTTCGTGTCCCTTGTCCCCTTGTGGGCGACGTAGGTGAGACACTAGTATTAGGCAGATGCCCAGCGCTTGAACTTCGACACGTAGCCTGGTCATGATGTCATCAACGAGCCTACGCTCATCGTTGACACCCGAGGTTAAGCCCGAAATCAGAATGCTAATGTGGTCCAGGCATATCACCTGACACCCTAGAGCCTTGTTCATGTACCTGATTCGATTAACGATGACATCTAGATCCGTAGATCCAAAGTGATCGAACAGGTAGAACTCACCAGCCTTTCGCATGTCATCAAATGAACTGATGATGTCTTCTTCACAGGTACCATCGACAGACACACTTATGTTCTTGTTCATGTGAAGCCCTACAAGGCCCTGAGCAGTGCGCTTGGTACTCTCTTCGAGCATCATCATGCCAATTGGGAACCCTGACTGCTGCACGTGGTACATAAGCTCTCTGACAAAGGTAGACTTGCCGACCCCCGAGCCAGCGGCAATGGTGACCAGTGACCCCAGCCGTAAGCCCTTCGTAATATCGTTGAGCTTGCTGTAAGGGTAACTAATGGGAGAGACAGCATCCCCCACACCAATGACCTCTCGGAGATCGGCAGCTGCCACGATCCCATCAGGCCGATGGAGCTTGGCCTGGAAGATCGCTTGTATGACTGTCTGGGCATCTCCTTTCACAAGTGCCTCATTGGCGTCCTTGTGTTCCCCGAGGTTTGCGATCTTGCACAAACCGATGGGTAAAGCCTCTGCACATTCAATGGCAGCTTCACGACCAGGTTCATCATTGTCGAACATGAGGACAACTGATTCAAAGCTGGTCACGTAATCGTAGTTACTTAGTAGAGCCTTCTTTGCAGCCTTAGCCCCATTGGGGAGACTGACAGTAGGCCACTTGTGGTTCTGCATTTGACTGACGCTCATTGCATCTATCTCGCCTTCGCAGATCACCAGGATCTTACCGTTGGACCACAAGTGTGACCCAAACAGTGTCATATCTCGTCCGTTACCTACAACGGAAAAGTCTTTATCTTTGGTTCTGACCTTTTGTGCGACTGGACGACCCTTTTTGTCGCGATAGGTCGCAAGTTGGACAGTCTGACCTTTGTACTTACCAACCGTGTATCCAAACTTACGACAGGTCTCCTCGGTCAGCTTGCGCGTCCGTAGAGCCTGGAAAGTGCCGTTGATTAGGTTGGGGTCATTAGGCCGCTCTGGGACGTATGTAGGAGCCTCTCCATCGCCAGCAACCCACGCTCCGCATCCAAAGCAATAGACGTGACCGTCACTGTACTGTGCACCATTGTCCCGTGATCCACATTGGTCACACGGGACGTGCTGTACGAACTCGCTCTCAACTTGTTCGACTGCTTCCATGGCGTTACGCCGCCGCTTTTGCGTTGACGTAATTCTTGACCTTCAACAGTAAGGTTTTGGCCTCTTTGCGTGAGGTCTCAAGACTTGCTAGGGCAATCTGAATCTCTTCTACCTGACGGTCAGTCTTCTTTAGCCAGTCTTCTAGACCTTTGACCCATACCTGGTCCTCTTCGTTACCAGCGGGGCCAAAGAACTGCTCACGTACCTGTGTGACCCAACCCCAGCGCTCTATGCCTAGCTCTTTAGCTACAGACTGATCAGTCTCTGCCTTCGTGTAACGCTGGTTCTTACGATCATATGCCACCTGAAGCATCTCAAAGATCTCATATGATTGCTTAGGTGTTGGTTTTACTACCTCTGGTAGGTTGGTGCTCTTGTTAGCCATTTGTCTACTCCTTGGAATCAAAAAGGGGCGACCTAAGCCGCCCCCTCGCTCTCTCCTTGGTGTCAAAATACTAATGCCTCTTTTATTCAGAGGGGCTTTCGTATTCTGAGCCTTTCCTAGCTTCTTCAAGCCAGTCATCAGGTATCAACTTTGCTGCATACCTGAAGCCGTGCTTCTCGCAGTACATCGCGTATGTCGTGGGAGATCCCTTGTACAAACGCGCGTTCTGGTTTGAGAAGACAAAGCGGATGTCGATGTCTGGGAACTGTTGTTTTATCAACAGGTGTTTCTGACGGTCTTGGACCGCCCAGATCCCTTTGGTCTCGACAAAGAAAAAGCCCCCGAGCTTCGGGAGCTTAAAGTCAGGCGTGTATTTTGCCTGTCGTGCTGGGACTGTGTATTGGATCTTGTCAGTTTCGAACTGTAGTTTGATCCCTGCCTCAATGATTTGGTCGCCTACTCGCTTCTCAAGTCCCGATCTAAAACCAAGTCGATAGGCGGCTTTAGAAGTCCTCAAGTTCGTCGTCGAAGTCTCCAGCTGGCTCAAAGCCACCTGACGATCCTACTTCGTAACCATCGACAGCATCAAAGTCACCAGCACCGTCTCCAGATCCACCCGAGACTGGGTTAATCACCTGGACAGCTGCTAGGCGTAGACTGATGCCCTTCTTACCACCAGCGGTGTAAGCATCGATCTGACCCGATGCACGAAGCTCAGTGCCTGAGTACATCGTCGGAACCTGATCTATTGGGATCGGGTTGCCCTTAGCATCAAAGTACTTTGGTTGATACTTAGACTGGATCTTAAAGACATATTCACCAGTCTCTTCGTCGACGTCGAACGGTGTATGGACGTTGTCCTTTGCACCGAAGTTCTCGCTTTTGACACCATCGATTAGGTTAGTCATGTGTTTCGCGTCTTTAGGTGCAAGACGTAATGACAACTTGTATTTACCTTCAGCATCGAAGGCAGTGTCTGGTCGACCAGGCTGTAACCACGGGTATTGTGCTGTTCCAGCTGGTGATACAAACTTAGCTTTACTCATATGGATGAGTCTCCTGTATTTGATAGTTTCCTACGTGAAGCTCTTGTTGGCTTCTAAAGGGGTCTCTTAGTCTGCTCTGTTGTTTTAATGCATGTCTTCACAAGGATCGGTATCAATTTCGACTACTAAACAGACCCTATGACCAGCATACTCTGTGTCTTCTGCTTTAGACTTTGCACGGTACATCATAATCTCTTCGATTGTTTTAACCCTGGACACGAGTAGTTCCCAATCCCAGTATCCGTCGGTCACATACCTGTAACCTGATAATTCATAATACGCCTTCATTTGTTTCTCCTGTTTTAGCTAAAGCAATATTCGCTCTCTAAGACTGCTCTAACGTCTAGATCTCCCTTCTCTGGTACTGGTGCTAAATCCATGTCTGGATTAGCCAGGCGGTTACGACACTCAATCTCGAAGTTACCTAAGACACAGTTGTCTTCGTACATGTCGACGATTGCATGACGTATGTTGTGGTAGAATGCCCAGGTATCTGCTGCGTTAGTTCCGAAGCTGTCGTGGATCATGAAGAAGTCCTCGATGCCCTGGTCTAAACCGTGGCAGATCGCCAGCTGCATGTGGGCAGCATCGAGCGAGTGCACGAAGTTAGGCGCGACGCCAGCCCGTGCTTTCCTGGTGTCATATTTAGGACCTATGCCGTGCAAGGTAAGACGTGATGGCTTTGGCATCTTAGCTTCTCGGTCATACAAGAAGATCCGCACACGTTTGACATCAGGCTTGGTGTACCTCTGGATGGCTGGGAAGCCGCTAGGGGTTGTCCAACGAACTGACCTACCTTCACGTGCTAATGCGTCAGCATATGACTGTAAGAACGCCATACCCTGGGCAACACTAGAGATGACCTTTTGTACTGCCTGATAGTTAAACTTAGCGAGGAACCGCGCGTAGTGCTCTTGTTCTCTTGGGTCACCAAACGGATGCTCATCTATAGTTCCATAGTTCACATCCTTTTGTAGTGGCTGCATGAGATCCTCAATGATCTGATCGCCAAACCCGCGTTCCACGCTAGAGTAGCCGTAGGTCATGACATTGCGTTTTACGGTTGACCTGGTGATACCGAAGTCGAGCCATTTGACTGCCTCGTCAGATCCATCTTCAGTCAGATCCTGGATCACCCGGTCAGCCACAGTCTGATAGACATCCTGACACTTGTTATCAGGCAATAGGTTTACCATGTGCCCATCCTCAGATGACCGTAGTGCCAGGGCATAGTGCTGTACGCCACTGTTAGTTCCATCTAAAGAGATCGGAAGGTGACACACTGGGTCATCACTGTAGTAAGCAAAGATAGCTGCCAGGAACTGGAACGGTTTGTCAGCTTGGGTCCAGAGATCAAAGGTTCTAATAGGGTTGTCATTGACGAGACGTAACCACTGATCGTTGTCTATGACCCACTGAATCCTGTCGTCTAGGCTTTTCTTCGAGATCTTTTCGAAGTCACCTACGTTAGCCAGGTGTATCGCAAGCCATCCTCTGTCCTCTTCAGCCACAGGTTTACCTCTAGCAAACTCAAAGAGTGCCTTTACATGGTCATCCCTGTGATAGTTAAAGTGAGACACAGGATACATGCGCCCTCTAAAGTCAAAGGACCACGGTAGATAGAACTGAGGTACCTCAGACATCCTGTGTGCCTGACGTAAGTCATCATCCATGACAACTAGGTTAGCTACAGACTCCCTACGCTTTAGATGCCAGTCCTTTTGGTCTCGCTTTAGCTGACGCTGGGTCTTCTCAGGTAGACTGTCGAAGTCGTCAGGTAACTTAGGAAACTCTGGTGGCTCTAGGTCAGGAAACTTAGAAAACCTTAGTTTCTCTTTGACGCAATAGTCTAAGACATCCAAGACACGCTTGTTGATCCTAAGAGGGGTGGCCTGGAGTGCGTTAATAGATTTGACATACAAAGGCTCAGGGTTCTTCTCAAAGTCTCTCACAAGTGCCCTGCGTTGCTCTGAGGTAGCCTTACGCACCATAGGTACCAAGGCTGACAACATGCTGTCCTGGTATGCCCCAGTTTCAAAAGACGTCCAAGGCTTAGGTGGTACAACCAAGGGTCCAAACATAGGTTCTGCCCAGGATGCATCAAAGACCCTCTGGTTAATGAGATCTGTAGCCTCATCAGTCAGCGTTAGGTTCCTATGTGTCTTGAGGTTTTCTTCGTGTGTTGCGACCTCGAAGATGTCTGAAGACTCTAGGATGGCATTAAGTATTGGAGATGCCACCTTGACCTTCATCGCACGTCCCCACTTTTGAAACTCAAAGCCAGCTTTTGAGGCTATGATACGTGCAGCCTTGATCCTGTAGCGTTCACTTGAGTGATCTCTGGTCACCTGATGTTTAAGACGTTGGAACAGACTGTTGTCATACTGTTTGAGATCGTCAGCCCAAATCTCTAGTTCAACCCTATTGCCAATCATAGAGTAACACCCTGCCAGTGAGTTCTGCTTTAAGACAGTCTCATAACAACAGTTAAGACCTATATAGGCTAGGGTGTCAGGATCCAGGTCAACCAGTGGTTCATACCATTCAGACTTGCGTCCTCTACCACTGTCAAACCTGTGTTCATCTTCTTTAAGATATCTGACAATGGTGGAAGATACTTTAGGTAACACTTCAGTTATAATCTGATGTGGTATCTCACGTTGACTGGGTGCTAGTTTCTCTTGACGTTTCTGGTATCTCTCCTGACCTCGTTGGATCATCTCTTGTTCTAATTGTGCCTGTAGTTCTACGACATTCGTCATTCTTAAGTTACTCCCTTGGCTTCTAAAGGGGTCTCTTAGTACCCTTTTCTGTAAGCCATTGTTTTTATTGGCGTCTGTTTTCTCAGCATTGGAACGTAAAAGGGAGCCTTTAGGCCCCCATTAGTCTTGCTATTTCCATCGCTGCGTCCTCTTTCTGGTGCACGTACTTTTGTGTCGTTTGTAGCGTCCGATGGCCTAACTGCATTGCCACGGTTACTGTGGGCAGCTTGTGGTCATTGACCATTGTGGTAGCTGCGGTATGTCTCAGTGTGTGAAAGACAAACTCTTTGTCACCTGGTGCAATCTTAGAACGTGCATCAGCCCAGCTGTCATAGAACTTGTTCTTTGTGTACAGCGCACCTGGGGTGAACTCTAGATCAGCCAATGCCTTGTAGGCTTTACCAGATAAAAACACCGTGCGGTCATCGCCGTTCTTTGTTTTGGTTAGGCGCACGACACACATGTCCTTCCCACGCATCTCCACGATGCTAGGGTTGATACTGTGGATCTCGTCGTGACGCATACCAGTGCTGAGTGCGATCTGACACCAGTGTTTCATCCACCAGTGCTTGTGACCGCTGAAGAAGTCTAATAGCTTCTCCTGTTCGGCCTCAGACAAGAAACGTACACGACCAGGCTTCTTCTGCGCAAACTTAATGTTTGGCATCTTGTCGACTAATTCGAGATCTAATGCATGACTTAGGATAGCACTAATAGCCGCCTTGTAGTGGTCAACTGTATTCTCGGTTAGACCTAACGACCTTAGGTGTAGGCCAAACTGGTGTACGTCCATTGCTGTGACATCTTTAAGATCCTTAAAGCCAACACCATTGTGTGCGCCGAAGCGGTGCATCTTCGCCTGGCTCTGCTTTAGGTGACGTCCGTGCCAAATGTTAGGTGCTTCTGTGTTTACAAAGTCAATCAAGTTCATGTGTTCTTACTCCCAGTTAGAACGGTGGCTCTTCGCCGTCATATGTTGGTGTCCAGGGTGTATGATCTCGGTAGTCAGGTGCTTCCCTGGTGGATGGCTTAGGCAACGGTGGAAACAGCTGCCTAAGGAAGTCGTCTAAGTCCGTGTCATCCGAATACATGTGCCGCACCCAGACCGACGTAGAGCATGACAAACAGTGCCAGGCATCCGATGAGGTCTCCGAGCCAGTTCATGCTGACACCTCGTCAGGGTTTAGCTTGCGGTGGACGCGAAGTAGTGCTTCGTGGGATCCGTCGGTCTTATAGACCTGTACGTCGTCTTTGGTGTACTCGCCGTAGCCGTTGTAGTCGTATAGCCACTTGTCACGGCAATCTTTGGCGCTGTATGAGCCATAGACGTCTTCCCATTCACCAGTTTCAGGTGAGCGAACAAACAGTGTGTAATATGGGGTAACTTTAGTCATCGTAATCAGTCTCCTTATGGTTAAGGACTGATGAATACCGATGAGTTCTTGGTTGGTAGCGGAGGAGGGACTTGAACCCCCGACACGCGGATTATGATTCCTTTCCGCTGTCACTACCGACGATTGAACTCCCGATCTCATCGTCCGTAATCAATAGATAATGATTCCTCTCTGGTTTTACAATACTTTTGTTTACTGAAGAGGAGCAAAAAACACCGATCCAAACCGATGCTGGCTAAAAGCCATGCTGATGTCGGACCGATGTTATTTAGTGGGCTGTTGATTACCTAAGTTTATAGATGACCACAGCCAGCATTCCTATGATGATCAGCTCTGGGACTGACACAGGAAATCCAGCCATGATAGACATTGGATCACCTTCCTTTCTGCTGAGGGGAATTACTTGAAGTAGTTCGAGACGTTGAACCCAGGACATGCCTTTGGTGCATACTGGTTGTGGCCTGAGACCTTGTTGATCGGGTAGGTATTCGTCAGATCCGCAACCAGTTGCTGCAATGACGCCATCTGCTCGGGCGTAAAGTTCTCACTGAAGCGATCATTGGATGTTGAACCGAAGCCCCCAAACAGAGCGATACCGCAAGTGTTCTTATTGCGTCCCTTAGTGTGGGCACCGTTGCGTTCCATAGATCGACCTTTGGTGATCGTCCCGTCTCTGTCGATAGTATAGTGGTAGCCTATGTCGCTCCAGTTACGATCCTCAACGTGCCACCGTCGTAGTTCCGCTGTCTTCTCGGCAGCGCTCTTGTCTTTCCACCAGCCTGGGCGTGTGGCTGTGCAGTGGATGATAATCTCGTTAACTGGTCTCATTGGGTCTCCTTCGCAGACTTGAAAGTGCTGACATCAGACCCCTGCCCATCTCACCTGGTGAAGGCAGCAGCCAACCAAGGATCAGCGCAATGATGACCCAGGGCGGTATGTCAGTGTTCTTGATGTTGATGCTTTCGACGTCTCGGGTTTGCACTGTGTCTGTCAGCTCAGTGACCTCGATGTCGCCGTCTTCTGTTCTTATGTTCGACTGGTCGTTCACCACTTGCTGGTTGGCTTCCTTGGCTAACTGAGTGCCGACAGCGGTCACAGACGGACCACCACCGCCAGGCATGAGCCAGCCAGGGATGCCAGAACAGGATGCAAGGGTGAAACTCAGGACGACCAGGACTAGGGCCCTAATAGTCATCCTTCCGCGTTGCCACAGCTGATGACTTGGTGACCTGAGTTGACGAAAAGCCAAAGTATGCGCCGACTAGGGCACTGAGGGATCCATACATCATCATGAGTACAGCGTCGGCCTCAGCCATCCTGGCGGGATCTATAAGTACTGCGACGGTAGACACAATCATCATAGCCAGTGCAGTCCAGGCCATGCGTCTTTTGTTTGTCTGATAGGTTTTCTTGTCGGGGATCATCTCGTTCATATCTCGATGTATCCTTTCATTTGTAACCAGAAGCCAAAGCCGCCAACCACTGTGATGATGATCAGTAAGATCGCAGCAATGGTCATCACAAGCTCCCGCTGTTCCTCAGCTTCTATAGCCGCCTGGCGTTCTGCCTCTTTACGCTGTGCAATGACCTCACGTCTTACCTTTAGTAGATCCTGGTAAGCACTGAAGCCTTTGGTGTTGACAATGAACTCTCGTAGTTCAGCCTCAGCTGTCTTGGCGTTCTGAGCTTGCGTCCAGGTTGCCATAGCTTCTTCATTGGCACTGGCGAACACACTGTTCTTCTTCTTTGCGTGGGCCTTCTTGGCGCTGTCAGTGGCATCGAAGAAACCAGCGATCTCTTTAGACAGGTTGTGCAGTTGCTTACCCGCAGCCACACCTGTCTTGATCGCCGC